AGAAGTAAGCGAAGCAAAAGGAGAAGAAGAAGTAAACGCAGTAAAGGAAGAAGAAGAAGCAGGAGAAGAAGAAGATGTAAACGCAGTAAATGAAGAAGACGAAGAAGAAGAAGAGGACGAAGAAGGAGGAGAAGAAGATGCAGTAATCAAAGAACAAGAAGAAGAAGAAGCATTTAGCGAAGGTTTTGATAACATAGGAGAAGGAAAAACTCAAACAATTGCAGTACCACCTATTGCAAGTCCAGAAGAAGAAACCGAAGGCGAAGAAACCGAAGGCGAAGACGAAGAAGAAGACGAAGATGAAACAGAAGCAGAAGCAGAAGAAGAGGAAACAGAGGAAACAGAGGAAGAAGAAGAAAGTCCAGATCTTGAAGAAGAGGAAGCACCGCCGCCTATTAATAAAGAAAAGAATAATTTATATTTAGCCTCATTATTTAGAGAGAATATAAATAAAATAGACATTGACAAAACAGAATTAGAAGGATTAGCAAGCGACGTTAATACAAAAACCGATTTAAAATATTATTTAAATGCTTTAGAATTATTAAATTCCAAGGAGTTAAAAAATCCGCTAAATAGTAATTACAAATATTTATATCCGCATCATGACGACGAATTTTTCAATATTAAAATAGCGCACAACAAAGAGCTCATGGAAAATAAGATAAAAGTAAATATTGAAGCAGACTTTGAAAAGCAAGCAAATGAAATATGTAATAAGGACTTTGAATTAGCGCCATATCAAAAATTTATAAAAAACTTTTTATCAATACATACACCATATAATGGACTATTATTATATCATGGACTAGGAACAGGAAAAACATGCTCGGCAATAGGTGTAGCAGAAGAAACCAGAAAATATTTACAATATATGGGGTATAATGACAGAATTATTATTGTAGCCTCTCCAAATGTTCAAGAAAACTTTTATTTACAATTATTTGACGAAAATAAATTAGAATTAGTCAATGGTTATTGGACTATTAATAATTGCGCTGGTCAAAATATATTAAATGAAATTAATATATTGCAAAAAAATTTATCACGTGAAAAAGTGATAAAAATAGTGAAAAACATTATATCAAATTATTATTTATTTATGGGTTACACACAGTTTGGTAATCTAATAATGAAAAAATCCAATATAACAAGTCAATTTGCAGACGACGATCCAAATAATAGCAAAAGAAAAATGCTGATTAAAAAGAAATTGCAAAAATATTTCAATAATAGATTAATAATTATTGACGAAATACATAATATACGCCAATCTAAAGATAACAGCAACAAATTAGTGTCCAACGAATTAATGAATTTGGTTAAAAATGTTAGCAACTTAAAGCTATTATTTATGTCTGCAACACCGATGTTTAATGACTTTAAAGAAATAATATTTTTAATAAATATTTTAAATATAAATGATAATAGATCAAAAATAGAGCTTAAAGACGTGTTTAACAGTGATGGCACTTTTGTAGTAAACAGTAAAGGTGAAGAAGTGGGGCTTGAATTATTTAGGAGAAAGATAAACGGCTATGTTAGCTATGTAAAAGGCGATAATCCGTTAAGTTTTCCATTTAGAATATTGCCTAATGATTTTTCGGAAACTAAAAGTATATTTAATAATACATATCCGGAATTAAAGCTTAACGGAAACAGTTTAACTGAAAAAATAGAATTATTTGATATATATGTAAATAGTATATCACCTTATCAAGAATATGTTTATAATATAGTCCTTAAAAATAACATATCAAAATTTGATGAAGACAAAATTAATGCAATGGAAACCTTTGGATATACGTTACTACAAAAACCATTAGAAGCGTTAAACATGGTATTTCCTAATGCTAAATTGGAGAGCTATTTTGATGACAAAATGAAACTTTATAATAATAATATTCAGGATGTTATTAAGAATATTAATCTAGAAGAAATAAACAATCTTGTAAATATTAGAGACTGTGTCGGAAAAATGGGGATAAATAATATAATGAGTTATCAAGAAAGTCAGGCACCAAAATCAAGATACGGCTATAAATATAAAAATGACTTTACTAGTGGAACTAATAAAACAAATATATATGATTATAATGTTATAGAAAAATATAGTGCTAAAATTAAATCAATATTGGATGCACTATACAATTCGCAAGGTCCGCTAATTATATATTCGCAATTTATTGACTCGGGTTTAATACCGCTAGCGTTGGCACTGGAGACGGCCGGATTTACTCGCTATGGATCAAATAGATCTTTATTTGCTAATCCGCCTAGCGAAGAATTAGATGTAAATAGTTATAAGAAGAAGTCGGAAATGGCACCAGGACAGCGTTTTAGAGGCGCAAAATACGTTATAATTAGTGGAAACAGCAATATATCTCCCGATATATTGGGCGATTTAAAGGCTTGTACCGACACAAATAATATTAATGGTGAAATAGTGAAAGTAATACTTTTATCGGCCGCAGGAAGTGAAGGGTTGGATTTTAAATATATTAGACAAATACACATTTTAGAGCCGTGGTATAATATAAACAGGATTGAGCAAATTATTGGTAGAGCTATTAGAACATGTAGCCATAAAGATCTCCCACTTATTCAGCGCAATGTCCAAATTTATATGCATGCTACAATGTTAAGTAATAATAGTGAAGCCGTTGATTTATTTATTTACAGGAAAGCAGAAGAAAAAGCCAAAGTAATTGGAACTGTTACGCGTGTATTAAAAGAGCATAGTGTAGATTGTTTACTTAATTACGAGCAGCAAAAATTTGACGAGAAATTTATTAATAAAGAATTAGCTATTACGCTTTCAAATAACTCTACAATAAATTATAGTATAGGTGACAAGGCATATAGTGCATTATGCGATTATATGGCCGAATGCAGATATTCATGTAAGCCATCTATAGAAGACTATAAAAAGGTTTACAACGAAGACCCGCTAATAAATAGTTCAAGTTATAATGATAATTATTTGAAAACAAATAATGAAGTTATTATAAAGCTATTGAGAGATTTATACAAAGAGCATTACTTTTATGAAAAAGTTGATCTTATTAAACAAATTACATCATTTAAAGAATATCCATTAGAGCATATAAACAATGCTCTAGATGAGTTAGTTAATAATGAATATACATATATTAGCGATAAATACAATAACATGGGAAAATTAATAAATATTGGATCTATGTATATTTTTCAACCAACAAATCTGAATAATGATGCTACTATTTTTGAGCGCACCAGCGCACTAATTAACAAGCCGAGCGAGCTTAAATTTAGCATTCCGGAAACATTTGAATTACAAGAAGAAGACAAAAAAATAAATCAAGCAAAATCCAATGGTCCTAATCCTAATCCTATTTCAAATAGTACAAAAGAAAAAACGGCGCCATTGATTAAGCTTTATAGTAATAACGATTTAACCAATTTATCCAGTGCCAATAAAGAGGCAGTTAAATCGTATATTGCAGACTTAGAAACTAATTATAAATATATAATTAGTAACATTCAACCAATAAAAGGGGCTAAATCTATTAAAGATAATAAGTATGTTTATTACGGTAAAATAATGGATATATTACGAGAGAAAAAAGCAATAACTCATGACGAAATTGATAAAATAGCGATTAATATATTGCTAGACGATTTAGATTATAATAAAACTGTGTTGCTTGTTATTTATTTGTTAAATGGAAGCTATAATGAAGAAAGTGCGTTTAATAAAAAATTATTGGCTTATTATAGTTCAAAAATTATGAAAACAGCTAATGGCAAGTCAAAGGCATTATTAATACCAAATAAAAGCGAGTATAGAGATTATACTTTATATATAATTAAAAACGTAAACACACATGAAAAATCGCAATCTTCGGGAATTATTTTAGTAATTGGCGAATTTGAGGACTATAATGATTTTGATAAAGTCGTCGAAAGTAATAAAATAATAACTGAAGATTATGCGGGAGTTTTAGGAATATTATATCCAAATAAAAAAATAACAAAAGAATTGGTTACTGAATTTAAAATAAAATATGCTACAAATAAAGGCGCTCGATGCGATCAAGCAGGAAAAGCAAATACTGAAAAAATCTTTACCATTTTGGATGTTCATGAAGATGTGATCAACTCACTAAAATCATTAAACCAGCATTATTTTTGCGCTGCTCAAGAAATATATTTTCGGTTATACGATATTCGGAGATTTGATAAAAAGCGGTGGTTTATAAATCTCTCTGATGCAATAATAAATAAGTTATAAGTTACAACAAAATATAATATTTACAACAAAATATAATATTTACAACAAAATATAATATTTACAACAAAACATAATATTTACAAAAATAATATTTACAAAAATATTATATTTACAAAAATAATATATAGATAAAATCTTAAGATTTAATATATAGATTAATTATTTATATAAATTGAAATAATTTATAAAGATTAAATTATTAATATATATATTAATACAATATGTCTAAAATACAAAATCGGAAATCTCTTCCTACTAAAACAATTTTAGATAATTCGCATATATTTATGCGTTCTTTATTAACACAGAAAATTGTGTTAAATTATAATGAAATAAATAATGACATTTATAATATTTTAGAAGCAAAGATTAAAAATTTTAATGAAAATAAATGTATTAAAGAAGGGTTTATTAAAAATAACAGTGTTAAGTTGTTGACATATTCAAGTGGTGAATTATTTGGAAATAAAGTATTGTTTGAATGTGTGTTTGAATGTTTAATTACAAATCCGGTCGAATCAACTCTAATCAATTGTGTTGCTAAATCGTTAACAAAAGTAGGGGTTCGTGCTGAATTAGAGCTAGAAGACGGATCAAGTCCATATATTATTTTTATAGCTCGTGATCATCACTATAATAACGAAATGTTTTCACAAATAAAAGAAAACGATATTTTACAAGTTAGAATATTAGGACAGCGCTATGAATTAAATGATAAATTTATTAGTATAATTGCCGAATTAATAAGTATCAATAATTATGAAACCTTGAAAGCCGATTTAAAAGACGTAGGCATAAATCAAGACACATTGAAAGATGATAGCAAATTAAAAATTAAGGTTCCCAAAACTCTTGTAGAAAATATTAAGAATTATAGTTTATAGTTTATAGTTTATAGTTTATAGTTTATAAGAAAAAGATTTATTGTATTATTATTGTATTATTATTGTATTATTATTGTATTATTATTTTTTTATATTAAAAAGTATTTAATAACTTTATTTAATAGCTATTAAATACATGATTAATTTAAATGAAAGTATTACTATGAAAACAAATTTAATTGATTGCGGGACTAATGATAACAGCGACGCTATAATACAATCAAATGATTTAATTAAGTTATGTAAAGCAATTGAATTGCTTGAACATTTTCATCATATTGAAATAGGTAAAATATTAAAATTAAATAATGTTTATTTAAATGAGAATAGCAATGGTATTTTCGTTAATTTAAACAAAATATCATATAAAACATATAATGAAATTTGTAATTATATTGATTTTATTAAAAAACAAGAAAGCGAAATTAATAAAGATGAAAAATTGAAAAGAAATTTGCAAACAACTTATTTTAAAGATAATAAAGACAAATAGTACTATTTTATTAAATGTTAGCTATTAACAAGGAAGAGTTATTAAGAGCTATTGATTTAGATGACTTAAAACAATATATGTTATATACATTGAATTATGGAGAAAAAGGAGAAAAGGAGGGAGATAAAGGAGAAAAGGAGGGAGATAAAGGAGAAAAGGAGGGAGATAAAGGAGAAAAGGAAGAATTACCAATTTTGAATGTACCCAAAAATCAAATACAAATAAAATATACAAAAAAGTATAGCAAATATAATGAACCGGCCAAGATTAATAATTCCAAACATTATGCTGATAAATTATTTTGGATATTTTATAAACTAGTAAATAATTTTAATGACATTGATTTAGAAAATATTAATGCATTCAAAGTCATGAAAGACTTTAAGATTGAATGTGTAGAGAAAGTGAGGCTTCAAAAAAATATTTTGAAAGAATTTAAAATACAAAGAATGGTTGTAGAAGACGATTTAACAAATAATGATAAAATATGTTTTAAAACGTTTCATGCATTATGTGTATTATATTTAATAAATGTAATTGTTATTCGCGATAATAATACTTATTGTATTTTATGCACAAATGATGATGAGAAAGTTATTAATTTAAAAAATTATAAGTTATTGCAAATTTCAAATGTGAAAATGAGCGCATCATTTAACGATTTTGACGTGCAATTAATTAATAATTATAGCGAAACGCAATTACAAGCTATTTTAAAAAATTATTATAATATTGAAAACATCGAAAAACCAATTAAAGCATTTAGTAGTTATAATTTAGACGATTTAACAACCATAGCTAGTAAATTAAATATTACAATATATGATGAGCATGGTAAAAAGAAGAAAAAGCAAGATATATACGAGACACTATTAAAGAAACTAACTTAAACTGTGGCTTAAGTCTTTAAATCCTTTTTTTATATATATTTAATGTTGTGTTTTAACATATTTTTTTACATTATTTAACAAAATTAAACAAAATTAAACAAAATTAAACAAAATTAAACAAAATTAAACAAAATTGAACAAAATTAAACAAAATTAAACAAAATTGATATTATTTATTATAATAGTAATAAATAATAAATAATAAATAATATTATATATCAATTATGAGTAAAAGCAGAGCAACTACAAATATGAAAGATCCTAAATCAAAAGAAGAGCTTAATGATGAATTAAGCATCAAATTTTTGAAATATATTGAAATATATTTATCAAGTTATAGTCGATTTCCTGAAAATATACACCCCGAATTTGAGGTACGATTTGGAACAAAAAAAATTAAAAATATAAACAAAGTGGATTTTTATAATATTATTAAAAGCCTACTTAACTATGATTTTAAATTAAATAATGAAAATTATCAGTTAAAAATCATGAATTCAAGTAATTTATCTAATATTAGAGCACAAATAACAGGACTGCCAAATATTCAAAGCTATTGTAGGTTAAATAATTTTTCCGGAATAGTGGATGAAAACAATATTTCATTTGTCCAAAAAGAATATTTCAAAAATGACAAAGATCAGTTATATCCCTTGGATTTTGATGACTACAATTTTCGCGTATGTTATCAAGTAGAGCAAAACTTTGCTTTAACAAATAGTACTATTGAGGAATTAAAAGATAAATGGAATTCTATTAAAAAGGTGTTTAGATATATTAAGCGCTATGAATATGCACACCCACAACTACCATTTTTAGTTCATTGTAGTATTGTGAAAACATCTAAAGCATATGACGGTAAATTTATTGAACAATACAATATTAAAGACTCCGATGTCTTTAATTCGTTCGAACATTTTGAAATAGAGATTGAATTAAATAATGAATTTGTTAGCGCACAAAAGTTGGTTGCTAGTAAGGAATTTTTATATATTAATTTGCGAAAAGTTATTAAATATATTTTAATTGGACTACAAGACACCAATTACCCTGTAACAATTAGCGAACTTAATAATATGTCTCATGCATATTTGAAATTAATAAAAGGCTCCGACTATAAAGAGCATATGACTATTAACGTTAAAGATCACATTGGTCCTTCATCGTCTACTTTGCAAATGATAAATTTACTGCCCGAAACAGAAATAAACGATAGTAATAGTTCTATTCCAAATATTAGAAATAATTATACTGTAACAGATAAGGCGGACGGAACTAGAAAATTATTGTATATTTCGCCTGATGGACGCTTATATTTTATTCCTAATACAGTAAATTTACAATTTACGGGATGCTATACTGAGAAAAAAGAGCTTTTTAATAGCATTATAGATGGCGAACATGTTTTACATAATAAAAAAGGCGAATTTATAAATATGTATGCTTGCTTCGATATATATTATTTAGGCGGAAAAAATGTTACAGGGCTACCATTTATTAAATTGCATAAAGTAGCAGTTATGGCAGATGCTAACACTAATAAAGAAGATAAAACTAACAAAGAAGATAAAGAAGATAAAGAAGATAAAGAAGGTAAAACTAAAAGCATTAAAGAAGATCAGCTTGCACATCGTCTTAATATATTAAGTAGTGCAATTAAAATAATCGAACTAAAATCAGTTACAAACAATCCAAATATACATATGAAAATAGTTGTCAAGAAATTTTACGGCACTGATATATTTGATGGTTGTGCTACAATTTTAAATAATATTAAAGAAGGATTATATGAATATAATACGGATGGATTGATTTTTACACCTGCAAACACAGGTGTTTCAAGCACTCAAACGGGTATTCTTGCACCCAATTATAAAAATACGTGGACACAATCATTTAAATGGAAACCACCCGAATACAATACTATTGATTTCCTAGTAAAATTTAAAAAAAATGAGTTTGGAGCAAATTATATAGGCACATTAAATAGCGACGGCCAAGATTTGACATCATACAACCAAATTAAAAGCTATTATACATTAATCTTAAATGTTGGATTTGACGAAAAAAAACACGGATACATAAACCCTTATAATGATATTATCAATAATAATATTAAGCGTTCTATGCTTGATAGTTATGCCAATAGCTATAAACCTGCGCGATTTTATCCCACTAATCCCAATGATGTAAATGCAGGCTTATGCAATATAATGGGAAAACTTGACGATTCCAATAATCTCAAGATTTATACTCTTGAAGGCGAGGAAATCGAAGACAATACTATTGTTGAGTTTGCTTATAATGTTGACAAACCCGATTTCTGGAAATGGGAACCTCTCCGTATTCGTTCCGATAAAACTAGCGAATTGCGATCTGGAGGTAAAAATTTCGGGAATGCTTATCATGTGGCTAATGCAAATTGGCAATCAATACACAATCCTGTTAGCGAAGCAATCTTAACAACAGGAAACGGAGTAACAATAAATAATGACGAAGATGTTTATTATAATAAAATGTCTAACAAGTCCGAAACAAAGTCGCTACGTGATTTTCACAATTTATATATTAAAAATATGTTGATTAATAAAGTATCAAAATCCGGTTATTCGCTAATAGATTATGCAGTCGGTAAAGGCGGCGACTTACCTAAATGGGTAGCGGCTAATCTTTATTTTGTTTTAGGTATAGATGTTAGTAAAGACAATATTGAAAATAGATTAGATGGCGTATGTGCTCGCTATTTGAATTATGCGCAAAAGTTGAATGTTATTCCAAAGGCGCTGTTTTTACATGGAAATAGTGTATTAAATATTAAAGAAGGATCGGCGTTTTACGATGATAAATCGAAACAAATTATAAAGGCTCTTTTTGGAGAGGGAACAAAAAATGAAGTATTATTAGGAAAAGGAGTATATTCAAATTATGGTATTGCTAAAAACGGGTTTAATGTTAGTTCAATTCAGTTTGCTATTCATTATATGTTTGAAAATGAAGCAAAATTGAACGGTTTTATTAATAATGTAAAAGAATGTACTGCATTAGAGGGTTATTTTATTGGAACATGTTATGATGGGCATAAAATTTTCAATATGTTAAATTCTTATAAAAATGACGAATCTGTTAGTATATTTAAAAATGAAAGAAAAATATGGGAGCTCACTAAAAAATATGAATATAATGATTTTATAGATGACGAAACATGTTTAGGTTATGGTATTGATATTTTTCAAGAAACAATTAACAAAACATTTAGAGAATATTTAGTAAATTACAAATATTTTGTGAGAATTATGGAAAATAACGGATTTGTGTTATTAACTGAAAGTGAATATAAGCAGCTAAATTTACCTGATAGCATGGGTAATTTTGAGCAATTGTATAATTTTATGAAAATGGAAGTTGAGAAAAATCCATATTTAGCGAAGAAATTGGGTAGTGCATTAGAATTAAGCAGCGAAGAGAAGCAAATATCATTTTTAAATAATTACTTTATATTCAAAAAAATAAGAAATGTCGAATACAATTCGGATGAGCTAGTAAGTAAAAAGCAAAATATTAAGGAGCGCGAGGCTCTAGATAATTCCATGAAAGAATTTGATGAAGTTGATAAAAACGTGGAAACTAGTGTAAAGGAAACTATTGATTTAAAATCTAAAAAGTTGGCTGAAAAATATTTGCAAGAAAATCAAGTTTTAGAAGAGAAAGTTGTAGAAACCAAGAAGCCTGCTGTTAAAATCAAGTTATCAGTTGAAGAGAAAGCAAAATTGGTAGAGCAAACTAAAAAACTTAAGCTTGAAGAAAAATTAAGAAGTCAAAAGGAAAAGCAAACATTAAAAGAAGTTGAGAAAACTAAAAAAGCTGAAACAAAGCAAGCTGAAACTAAGCAAGCTGAAACAAAGAAAACAACGAAAGCCGCCGCATAATAATTAACCTAGCATAAATATGTTTATTTTTTTATTTTTAATATGTTTTTTAATAATAATATTAATAATAAAGCTGCGCAGCTTATAATTATTTATAATGTTTATATATTTTTTTATAATTATATAAACATTATAATCTAGTATATGTTAGTAGAAAAAACATAATCATGACATATATTAACTTACCTAACTTAAACAATTTAAATTTAGATTTCAATATTATATATAAAAACGACAAATCACTACCTGAAAAGACCATACACAATAAAGATCTTTTATTATGCAACTCATTACACCATTATTTACTTATATTAAAACAATCTATAGACGAATATTACGAATATTGGGATATTATGAAAAAAATTACTAATCCATACGAATATATACATACAATAGTTCCAAATCATAAATTGTCGCTATGCAAATATAAACCATTATCGCGATCCTTTTTTAAAATGATAGAAATGATAAATACATTTGACTTTTTAAATGATAGAAATCCTATACAAACTTTTCATTTGGCAGAAGGTCCTGGTGGCTTTATTGAAGCTTTCAATTATAAAAGAAAAAATCCAAACGACGTTTATTATGGCATGACTTTAATAAATGATAATACTAATATTCCATCATGGAAAAAAGCATCGCATATATTAAATTCCAATAAAAACATTAAGTTGGAATATGGTGCTTCTAAAAATGGCGACCTTTTTCTAAAAGAAAATTTGCTGTATTGTAATAAGAAATATGCTAAGTCTATGGACTATATAACAGGTGATGGCGGTTTTGATTTTTCGTCCGATTTTAATAATCAAGAAGAAATATCCTTTAAACTAATATTGTCGCAAATATTTTATGCGTTAATTATGCAGAAAAAAGGCGGCCACTTTGTTATTAAAATATTTGACATATTTAAAATAAAAACTATTGAAGTAATATACTTATTGTGTAATTTATATGAAAATGTGTTTATATTTAAACCCAATACAAGCCGGAGCGCTAATTCGGAGAAATATATAATTTGTAGAAATTATAAAAATAATAATAAAAGAATAATTTCAAATATTATAGAAAATTTTGATATTTTAATTAATCAAGTTGAAACTATATATAGTTTATTTAATATAAACTTTAATCAATTATTTATTACTAAATTACAAGAAATCAATGCTATATATGGTCAGCAACAATTAGAAAATATCAAAAATACTCTTGGTTTAATACGGGAATTAAAAATATTGAATATTGAATATAATTTACTTAATTACAATAATTATAATGGAATTTTGAAATATTTGAATATTTCAAATAAAATATATTTGCAAAGTTGTGATATTATAAGAAATAGTGATGCTAATCATGCTAATGCTAATCATGATATAAGTAATACTAATACTACAAATAATGCTAATACTACAAATAATGCTAATACTACAAATAATGCTAATACTACAATTAATGCTAATACTGTTAATGTTAATGCAATTAATGAAGAGGTTATTTTAGATATTGATTTAGTAGAGTTTGATCATATTATAGATGATAGTTATATTAAAACATTTAAAGAATATAATATAAGCGCTAAAGAGGTTCTCATAAATAAGTTTTTTAATAAATTAAATATGTTAATAAATATTAACATGCAAAAATCAATAAATTGGTGCAAAAAACACAACTTTACTGTAAATAAAGAATTTTTAATTGAATAAACATTTTTATTTCAATATGTTAATTCGTTTGCGACGTATATGCGCTTTGTCATTTATACATCCATAACATAATGGTGAATTCAAAATTTTAGTTAATTCGTTACATTCATCTAATGGCATACCGGGTGGACATTTATTATTGTAAGATTTGGTTTTTGGACAATCTCCGCAATCATATTTTAACGATGCTATACGAGCACTAGATGTTATAGGTCCTTGTGTTTGGTATTTTTTATTAGATGGATTAAACTTAATAGCGCACGCAGTGCCATTATAACAATTCATACCTAGCCCGCCATTAGCAACAGTATTAAGAGGCAGATTTTGAGTAAATGATTTATTGTTTTTATATAAGAGCTCTCTATGTGATGAAGCATAGTCTGTTGAAAGTCTTGTATTGGCTCTTTTAATTACTAATGCAGACGGATGTAACGATGAACATATTACTTTATTTAAAGCAGGATCATAAATTTTGTCGCTATTTAATGTTTTACAATCGTTATCATTTTGTATATATGTTATTGAAGCATTATTTGTTTGATTTTGTGTTATATTATGTGTTACTATGTTATTTCCAGGCTTGTCCATGCTTCCTATAAAAGAAATATTGCTAAATATGTTTTCTTTAGATGTTATATCTGAATATTGCTTCCTATAATGCCTAATAGGATTAGCATGAAACTTATATTTTTTGACTGGACACTCTTCTTTCCATGGAACATTATTATTATTATTGTCTGGTACTTCATTTTTAACATTTTTAGGAATAATTGTTACATTATTATTTGAAGCCGCCTTCCATGGTATGTTTGGTTGTATTTGATTAAAAAATAATTTCATATGTATTATAATATATTATAATATATTATAATATATTATAAAACTTCTAATAATATTAATATATTATAAAATAAATGAAAAGTAAAAA